CAGCAGTTCCATAAATTAAATCTCCAGCAGCATCAACTAATGATTTGTTAATTGCTGCGCCAGCATTTGTAAATACTGTGCTATCAATTGCAGTTCCAAGTGATCGGATCGCTGCTGCACCATCTTTGACCAGCGCGGTATCGTCTGGAGTGCTCCAGCTGTAATTAGTAGTGGTTGCCATATTGTCCTATTCCTATGAGATTATTGTAGCGTATTCCCAAGTCAAACTTGGGTCGATTGTGTTCCAAGCCTCTGTTATTGGCGTGGTATTCCAACGCATCGCCACTTGGCTAAATGCGACTGGGGAAACATTGATAGTGAGAAACAGTTCATTAAACCTAGTGCTCCATGACCAGCCCTCAACATAACCTTCAAAATCTCCACCGGATATTTGGCTCGGTAGGTTTTGAATATGAACTGGCATTCCCATAAATACAGATAGTAGATCATCCCGATCTGCGTTACCTATTTCTTGGCTAGTGATTGGGAAAGTGATCGATTGGAATGCTGGTATTGGATAAGCTCTTTGGGCTATGTATCGATCGGCAATATCTTGAGCATCCGTAGCCCCATGAACACGAGAATTAATTGTTTCGGCTTTGTAGCCATATAGGGCAATTGAAGCGGCATCTGTGGCAGTAACTTGTGAATTGTAATTGTTGCCATAGTTAATATAAATATCATTTCGAACATCTGCTGATCTCATAATTGTAGATAAGCCAGCGCCTAACGCATGGCGAGCATCTAGTTCAACATAACCATTAACTAAGAGATAATTCTGCCTGTGATCTGCATCTGCATAACCGATATTCCCTTGATTGTCCTCATAAATGTATCCAAATGCTGAAGTTGCAATATCTGAAACCACATTGTAAATAGTGTTGGTCACATTTGATTGGGAACTCATCGTGTAAAGACCAGGTTGATCTATTTCGCCAAGTCCTAAATTGACTGCATCTTCCCAAGTTTCAGTTGCATCATAAGTTGCCCAAGTTGTAGCAGATGGCACATCGTTCCAAGTTCCAAGCAATACGCTAGATAGAATCTCATAGATTTGGTTGCCATCCTCATCTTGAGAGATATTATCATCCCAAATTTCTTTTGCTAACTTAACTAATGAACCCATAACAATAAGTGTGTATTGAACAACTGTTGCAGCTGATCCAGTAGCACCGACCTCAACAGTCACATCGGTAATGTCGCCACCAAATAAACTTACATAAGATCCGGTTGAGTCTTTTATTTGTAAGTCAAAAGAATCATTTATATCAAAAGGTAAGGTTTGACCATTTAAAGCAATTAAGGTTATTGAGCAATATGATGGTGATGGCTGTTGGTAAATATCTGTGCGACCTGCTTCATGCTGAATGTCGCTTATTGCTATGTCAGTATAATCAACACCACCGACAGTTAGTTTCCAGTCAGGTGTAAAAGCACTCATTGAAGTCTAATACCGTTACCAGTAAGTAATGGCACGCTTCGAGCAGCTGATTGATTAACTACCTTTGCAACGGCTCTTGCAGCACCTTCGCCATCGATTGCATTAACTGTAATGTTTGTGATTTGACCCATTCCGCCACCGCCAAAATTACCGGTTGAAGTAGGCACTTTAGGTAATGATGATCTACTAGCTGATGGCGCTGGATTAGGTAATGAACCTATATTGACACCCGGAATGATATTTACAACTCTGATTAATTCATTGGCTAAAGATACGACTAAGCCAATTGCCTCACGCAAGAATGTAATAAATCCTGAAATGATTCCAGCCACGACACTAATTGCTCTACCAAAAGATTCTGCATTTCTTTGAGTTTCGGTAAATCCTTGATTTAATCCACCTGCTCCAGTTAATCCTGCAATAAAAGCATTTAGGCTTGGAATGCCTGTTTCATTTAAAAATGTAATAAACTGCTCAACTGTTGGAAGTAATGCTGTGCCAAGTGATTCTTTAGCTTCATCAAATCCTACTTTTAGGCGATCGATCTTTCCTTGAAAGGTTTCAGCATTTGTAGCTGCTGCGCCACCATAAAGATCAGCAAGTTTCTGTTGAACCTCAGTAAATGTTAAAGTCGATAATTCAGCCTTTGATAAGCCAAGACCTAATCGACCAAGTGAAGTAACATTTCCATCTTGTGCTCTACCTAAAGCATTTGTGACAGTTTCTAAATCTTTACCTGATGCTTTGCTAATATCTAAAGCAAGGGTTAATAATTTTTGGGCTTCCTCAGTTGATTTTGTAGATACTGCCAATCTTTGTAGTGCCGGTCTTAATTGGTCATCGGCAACACCAGTTGCAAGGCTAGTCTGAAGGATCATGTCCTCAGTTGCCGCTATTTGGGCATCTGTTGCCCCTGTGGCCTGTCTTAGGGCGTTGGCTAACCTTAACTGTGCCTGCTCATCTTCTATCGCACTCTTGACCCCATCAATGGCTAATTTGCTAGCATAGGCAACGGCAGCAGCAGCAGCTACGGCAAATGCAGCAGCAGCCTTCTTTCCAAAATCTGCAATTCGACTTGAGTTAGTTTCGACAACCTTATCGGCTTCGCCTAACTTCTTTTTTAGATCATCAACATCGGCGAGGATTGATAACTTTAAAGTTCTATTACCGGTTGCCATTAGACCCATTCCTTAATGATGCGATTAAAACTTTCTTCCCACTTGTTAATCAATTCAGGCTGAATTCTGCGAAGGGTTGGATAAATGAACCATCCGCGAGATCCACGACCTGACCGCCCAGAATATGCAGGGAACTGTTTGAATTTATTTGAACCAAACTCAATGCCACCCCATAGGGTTTGCGTAGTAGCACCACCTGAAAATTTCTGGCGTGCAAATCCATAACTGAATTCACCGATCTTACTTGACTTAGAGATGCTAACGCCATCCGCGACTCTCTGCGCAACTTTGCCAGCCTTTGTTCTTTGTCCAGCTGCTTGTTTAATTTCTTCAGATGCAAAATACGCCAGAGCAGCAGATTGACGGCGTGCTTCGTCAGTAGCTTGGTCATCCATAAGTTTAAAAGCCTTGTAAATATCGCGCAGGTCTTTTTTATTGTAGGCGATTGTTTCACTTGCCATACCTCTGCTCCAATACTTCGATAGCTGTTAAAATGTCGTCTGAATCAACCCATTCGCTCATTGGAATTTGTGTGGCTAATGCCAACTCAACCAATAATCTGTTTAGGCTTCCTGCCGGATGACTTTTGGGTTTGCATCACCGACTATTACATCGCCGACTGTTTCCATCCAAGCATCAAATGGTTTAACTGGCTTTCCAGCAGCTTCGCGCTTGTGTGCGTTGTATGCTAAAAACATTAGATCCCACATACCAAGTTTTTCTTTTGCTTGGCTTATGGTGTGACCAGTTTGCTTTTCCCATTTAGCCCACTCAGGTGGTTGGGCAATATAAGTTGCTTGCTCACCTGAGTTATATTCAATTGTAATTGGTAACTTCATTGTTTGCTCCCGTTTGTTTATTGATTAAAAGGTTTCTGCTGGCACTCCGATAACTTGGAATGATAAAGATACAGTTTGAGCATCTGGTGCAGTTCCACCAGCTGAAGGCCACATTGGCAATACTTGGAAAGTAAAGACCGCGCCTGAAGTAGCTGTAAAGACTGTGTTGATTGCTGTATCTGGTGCTGACTCAGCAACGCCCCATAGAATCTCGCATAGAGATCCAGTTGCGCCCCAGTCGGCTAACATTTCAACTTCAAAGGTGAAGTTATTATCAGTTACCTTAAAGACTTTTCCGTCTAGTGTCTGATAAGTCTGACGATCCATTTCGCCAGTAAGTGTTGCTGTTGTTGCTTGTGCATCGAAATTATTACCGCCAATAGTGAAGGTAATATCTCGACCGGTAATAACTGTCGTTGGCATTTTTCTCCTTAGATTGTTCTCTGGTAATAGGTGCTAACTCTAACATCTGCAATTAGCAAAGTTGCTGCTCCTACTTGTGTAACTGTTGGTCTTTCAACCGAACTGACAATATAACCTGCTGGAATTACTGCCAGAACACTTATTACTAACTGCTCGATGTTGTCGAGTGATGCAGGGTTGCTATTGTAAGCGACTGCAACTGTAATGGTCATATTGACCTTAGCGCGAATATTTGACTTACTTATTGTTTCGAATTCTAAATATGGTGAATCAGGCACAACTACAACTGCTGGTGGAATAACTGTTTCAGGCACAAATGAATAAACATTTCCTGCAACGCTAGATAAGGCAGTTGCTAAAGGTGTGCGAACCTGCTCAAGAATTGTTTGGTTAGGCACTATTGAGCCATGCTATCTGTATCCATATAAGAACCAAGTAAGCCAACGCATTTATTAAATAATGAGCGACCCATTCTGAAAGGTGTAGCTGTAAAATCAACGCCTTCGATTTGTCCACCACCGGCAAGTCTTGCTTGAAAAACCTCTACTGAAACTGTGTAAACGGCTGATTGAACAGCTGCATTTCCAACATAAGTTGAAGCTCCGGATAAAGTGGCAACTCCGCTTGGAATAACATTTGCTTCGGTA